TTTCTTTTTTATCAACGTCTCCGTTCCCGCTGACATTAATCGTCACGGGAGCAGGAGCAGGAGCCGGTTCTGGTGCAGGTTCTTCTTCTTTTTCTTGCTCTCCTTCTGGTGGTTCAGGTGGATCTTCTCCTTCAATCTGTTTTAGCATTTCTTCAATTTCATCGTCATCTAAACGAAGAACATTTTTGTAGATCCATTCCTTAGACAAGTACTCCCCGGCAAACTGAACTGCTTCTGACATAAGACCCAGACGATCACGTAATACTTCCGCTTCTTTAAGTTCTGTGAAGTGATTGTCTTTTACAAAATCGACATACAAATCATCTTTCCACATATCCCAATCTTGCTCTGTGATAATTTGTTTGAGCAATAATTGTTTGCGTAAAATATTTAAGAAGACTTGTGAGAAACGTCTGCGCAAACGATCTACAAATTTTTGAAACTTAACTTCGTCTCTACTAATTTCAGCAGATCTTCCTAGCGAGAATTGTGCTTCCTGTTCCAAACGATTGACTGGAACATTGAGAGATCGATACAATCTTTTCTGGAAATAAATGATGTCTTCAATCTGACCAAGGTTGTCTCCACCGGGAAGAGTAGAAATCTCAGTGCCTCTACCGCCTTCTCGACGTGGTAACCAGAAGTCCTCAAGCATAGACATGTGCTTGCGATCATCTTTTAGTTCACCAGTGTTTGCATCATAGACCAATTTATTACGATACTTGGTCATGATGTCTTTCATGTACTGTTCTGCTTTACCACGTGGCAAGTTACCTACATCGATATAAAAGATTCGACGTTCGGGTGCACGTGCAAGACGATAGATGACAAGACTGTCTTCCATCATACGTAACTGGTTGATTGGTTTCAGCGCCTTGTGTAGGTTTGATACGACCTTTTTCTTTCTGTCGTCCAGCAAACCTGAAGTAACATATGTTATAGCATCATTTGAAAACTTAACCGCTGCCTGATTAGAACCGGGTTTTTCTTCGTAGAGATAGAACTCCTCTACCTTATCAATAATCTTGGCACCAGTTACTGGGTCTTTCTTGGTTTTAACATTTTTAACTTTGCGCATTTTTGCTGCGTCAATATTACGAATCTCTTGAATGCCTGCTTTCATGTTCGATTCGTTTACTAGTAGATGATAATATATTCTGCCATCGACATACCAAGAGCGGAATATATCATGACCTAACTCATTGAACTTGAGCATACGAAGAACTGATTTGAATTCTTCTCGCATACTATTTTTAACTTTTTCAGAAGCATCTATTTCATCAAGTGATAACTCAACACTAGAAGTTAATTCTGAAGCAGTAATAGTTTCATTGACAATCTCTTCAATTGCCATATCGACTTCGGGGTTCATCGCAACGCCACGATACTTCATAATCAAAGAGTGGATATCTTTAGAGTTGTCACCCTCTAAGTTTACGTACTGCCCATAATAACCAGCAGACGTTGTTACATATCCAGCACCATCGTCATCTGTGGGAGGCACAACAGATTTAAGAGAAGTGGTAGGTTTACTATCCTTCTTTGATCTTTTTAATTCAAATCCAAATAATTTAAGTAAGCTATCGTCTGCCATTTATGTGCCCTAAAGTTAGAAAACAGGGGATTCTTACGAACCCCCCTTATCTATACGAGTATTAACTCGTCGTATTTGATTCCCAATACTGATACGCAAACTCAACATCGAACTGTTCGATTGCTGTTTGCTGATCATAGTCTAGTGGTATTGCACTAACAGATACGGGGAAAGCACCACGAAAATCATATCTCTTAAGAACTTTTTCGTTTCTATCTAACTGCTCTACTGTAAGGTCTGCCTGATAATCTACAGGGTTAACCAAACCAGTGTTTGCAGAATGAGAATTGATACCATTGACCCAACGTTCGAAAGAATCTCTTACGACGAATCCAGTATCATTCAAGATAGTTACCTGCCAGTTCTCGAAAGTACGATCACCTGCCATCTTGAGGATACGTCCTCTGAAAGGAACCTCAATAGTCCCAGTGGATGCAGCAGGAATTGCAGCGGTGCGACAAAGGAAAGATGTCAGTTCGACATCTCCCCCTGCGTATGCTGGAAAGTTAAGTGTAACCTTAAATAGATTAGCACGTGCACCACCACCAGTCAGTTTTGATTTAAAGTCATCGACTCCTAAAATTGCCATCAGACTCTCCTTATACTACGCCAACCACTTCTTCAAACTCTACTCCGGTTCTAACCGCAACGAAGTTCAACGTTACGAAGTTAATAGAACGTGCAGGTTTGATGAAGATGCTTGCAACGAAACGATTTGAATCGATCACAGCAGCAGTGTTGTTTGTTTCATCACACACAACTCTGAAGTCCGTGATCCCCCTTCTTCCTTGAATCTCACGCAAGAACGGTTCAACGATTCCGACAAACTCTGATCGAGTAAACTCGTCGTTAAATTCAAACAAGACATTCTCTGACGCTTGCTTGATTGCTCTTTCGATGTTAAGGAAAAGTCTTCGTACATTGATACGATCAAATGCGCTGGGACGCGACTCTTTGGTCTTGTCTCCGTATAGAAGAATCCCCTGTCCGGGAAGATTTACAATCGGGTTGATACCACTCTTATACAATTCATCACGATGCTCTCTAGTAGCATTCCATGCAAGAGAAGTTACTCCGAAATAGATCCCTCTTCGCTGTCCAGCAGGAGAGAACCATGGTGCTGCTACCTGATCAGTCAAAGCACAAAGTCCAGCAGTGGAACTAGCAGCAGGGATAAACACATACTTATCGTTATACTTGTCGTATACTTTTAAGAAGTTGTTATCACAGATCAAGTATGAACTTGGTGCATAGTTTAGAGGACTTGCAAGAATCGCATCTTTGATATCGTTAGCACTTGCTTGATTAAGAACCGCATCTCTGCTAGGTGAAGCAAAAGCAACACAATCTTTACGAGAAGAAGCAGCGATACCAGTAACATAATCTACGACTGATTTGTGATCTGCGTCGTTAACCATACTAGGGCAGATAAGAAGATCAACTGTAATATTTTCGGGATCATCAAAAGTATCCCAACCAGTTTGATAATCACCAGTGTCAAGAGCAGGAGAGTCAACACCACCCGAAAGTGCTACTGAGTTATTAGCAACAGCATTATAGGTTGTAGAAGCAGATCCGCCTAACTGAGCAAGTTCGGTAATGTCTTTACCCCATACATATGCAGATTTAGCGTTGAGTACATCCATGACGTAGTTTGCACTTCCGTCATAAGTTTTTGCTCCAGCAATCTGAGATACATAAGCAAACTTTTCAAGGACTGTTCCGGGAACTCCAGAAAATACACCGTCATCATCTACGATAACTACGTGCATTTCGTCGGTGAGACCACCCGCTGCAGTTGCCCAACTAGAGGTGCCGGGAGAAGAATCAAATTCATCAGCATATGCCCATGCATCGAAGTTAGCAGCAGCATTACACCAGTGTAATGTCAAACTGTTTCCTGCAGCACCTGCATATTTTGCAATGATTTCTTCGCCTGCCAAACCGGATTCTTTATAGTCCCAATCTGCTCTGTTTTTAATCAGAACACCAGAACCATCTCCGGTTGCGTTAACAGCACCAGTATTTACAGCACGAACTACATATAACGTGCTTGCATACTTAAGAAAGTAAGACGCTGTGATAAAGTCTATCGCATTGTCTGTTGGTGGGGTTCCAAAGGTCTCTGCCAATCCTGCCTCGTTAGAGATTAAAACTGGTTGTTCCACTGGTCCCCAATTAAAGTCTCCTACAAACGCACCAGTTGAAGAATCGACTGAGGGTACTACACCCGATAAGTCAATTTCTTTTACTGTAATGTTCGGAGACGCGAATTGATTAGCCATAATCGTGTCCTTTTTCGTTTACCTATGATAAGAAAACATAATACGGAGAGTTTCACTATGGTTTTATTTATAAAATATCAGAATTTACCACGTGTTTTCGACATCTACGGGTTGCCAAATACCCCATGCCTTTCTCTCCATATCTTCTCGCGTCTCTAGTTCTTCGATGTATTCACTACCATCGTCGATAACACCAAAAGGAACGACATCTGCCTCGATATCTTTCATGCGTTGTTCGAACAACATCTGCTTAAGATCAATGTCAGACATATTGTAGAACATCTCTGTACCCACAAAGAAACCAAACATAACTAAGTTCATCATCAAGTCATCATGGTTGCCTTCTGATGCCTCGTATGACTGACCTTTGAGGACAAAAGTGGAGATCTCCATGATAGTTTCTTCATCGACAATATCTAATTTCTTTTCTTCCAATAGATCTTTGATACCAGAACAACCGATACGCTTAGTCCTGCGGTTCATTTCAACGCCGATTTGTGAGGACTTGATAGCGGAAGAGACGTGCACATTTTCATACTCTATGTCGTAATATAGTCCATTGCAGACTACAGCACCCTGATCATTATTCTCAATAACGACATATGCATTGTTGTAAACGGCAGCATACTTATATATAATATTAGGGAAGAGTATTGGAGAGATAGTATTGTTCCGATACACAGCCACTTGTTTAAATGGGCGGGTCGAAATGTCGATGACAGTGAACGTAGAGTAGTCCTGACCTCTTCCTTTCGAGACATCAACGGTCATGATGTACTCGTGACTCTGCAGAGTTTCTTCGTAAATAAGAAGTTGACCACCCTCCCGAACATGCAGGGGCGGTTTTGATCGCAATGACAAAAGCGTCTCTGCATTTATAAGGGTATCGCCTGTCCCAAAGAAGGTATTGCCAAATTCTTGGTCAAACTGAAGTTGGGAGGTGTTTGCTATTGTCTGTTCTTTCCACTTCTCATCTCTGCCGGGAACATCCCACCAGTCTACACGAAACGCTTTATATTCGTTGACACCTTGTTCCGCACCTTGCCATATATTGTGGAAAACGTTTCCGATACCATTTGCGGTAGACGTGATGATAACTTTTGTGTCCACACCGGACGAGATAACCGGATAGGTTGAAGTATAGAATTCACCTGCTCGCTCAACAAAAGCAAACTCATCGAGATAGAGCAAGTTAACAGACATGCCGCGAATAGAAGACCCGCTAGTGGAAGAAGCAACAATGCGACTGTTATTGCTAAACTCAATAGAACCCTTGTTAAGAGATTTACAACCGGGTTGGAGGAAGAAAGGAAGGTTCTCAAGCATGAGAGTAATCCTTCCCAACATCTCACGAGAGGTTGCCCCTTTGTTTGCCAGAATTGCGATTGTTTTTTCGGGGTGGAATATTGCGTACCATAGTAGGTAGGCGACAGAAGAAATACTTTTGCCGCTTTGTCTACAAGCCAAAATAACACTGAAACGATTATCGTTAAAGTGACGGAACATACTTTCTTGGTATGGGTAGAGATTAAATGGAACAAGTCCTCTGTCAAGAGAGATAATCTTGACATAGTGTTCCGCAAAGTAGGCGGGACTTGCCATGCATTTCGCGTACTCATGTACTTCCTCCTGTGACCACTCTTGGACTACACCGTCTTTCTTTACAAGAGAATTGTATTGATAAGTATCATTGCTGGACATTCGAGTCGGTTGTAACATCAATCACCTTTTCTACCTTATCCTGTAATAATCTCTGTA